ATGACCAAGTTCTTCTGCCCAAATATTTGAGCATAATCTATTGTCATCATCTCTTAGATCAGGATACATCTTTAGCCAATACTTGACTTTCTCTTTTGTTTTCATTTTGTATTTGTTTTCGTTTACCTGCTATAACTCTTGATGGTGCTTCAAATCCAAACTGCATTTTAAAGGAACTACACTTATCAGGATTATAAAATTTTTCTTTTTTCATTTTAATTTTCTTATTAGCCACATTACAATGGCTGTTACTATTACCCAACCTATCATTTGAGTAGCTTAATTCGTTCTTGATAATAAGGAACTTCTTTAGGGTTTTGCTTTAATGTTTCTACATTATATGTAGCTACATCTATTCTTTCCTTTTTATGAGTCCAAATCCATTTATAAAAATTTCTTATAGTTAAGAATGGTTCATCTTTTCCAAATCTAACAGCTATTCTAAAAGCATCCTCAACTTGATTGAAAGTTATTTCACCCCATCTTGTTTCTCTAATTAAGTCTTTGGCAAATATTTTACTCAAACTAGCTATGGTTTTCCCATCTGTATTAAAACCTATTGAAATTTTTGTTTCAGTAATCAGGTCATAAACTTTAGGAATAAGTTCATCTAAATTTTCTTGTTTTAATGGTTTCATAATTTTATACTTCTTATTAATTTTTCTTCAGCAAATTTATCAAAAAACAAATCATCAGCTATTTCATCTAATTCACATCCATTTTCATTTTGAATTATATCAGGCATCATTCCGTTAGTGTACCATCTTGATACAATATTTAATACTTGCATTTCAGTTAACCCCAAATCTTTAATAATATTTTTGTTGTAATCTAATTCTTTCATAAGTATTCTTTTCCTTTTAGGTATTCATTTAATTGTGCATCAATTTTACTCATAGTGTGAGGGCTGTCCTTTTCTCTACGCTCCCAAGTTCTTACAGCAGCCTTCCAATCTTTCATCTTATTTTTACCTATCATAAAGTTTTTGCTTTCATAAAAATCTATAAAGGCTTCTGCATCTATATTATTATTACGCAAGATACAATAATTTTTAACTTCATCTAAAGTAGGTTTTTTAAAGAGAGCTTTCTTATTACTATCTGTAAGATTATTATTAGTTATATTTATATTAGTATTATCTGTAAACTTTTCTTTATTAGGTATCTTAACCAAAGTTATTACCCTCGCATCTATTTGTTTACTATAGGGCTTATATATGTTAACACGTTTTATATAATTATTATCTTCTAAATTTTTTAACCATTTCTGTATAGATACTCTACTAACTTCATAGAGCCTACAGAAGTATTGAGTTGAGGCTGTACATTTACCATTCATATTACATAAGGCAGTTATCTCTGCATAAAGTAGTTTAGCGTTTGGGGTTAAGTTTTTGCTGTATCTTACCTCAGCAGGGATAACTGCATAATAGTTTGGCTTGGTCATAAAATTTCTAAATTATAGTTACAATCTCTGAGGGCTAACTTACATAATTCTAATTGATTGTAGAAGTCTTTGTAAGAAACTTTAATATCAACCCCTACATTTCCTGATGTAATCTTAATTGTAGCTTGAGGGTTTACACTATGCTTAACACCCTGCTCTCTAAGATGATGTCTTAAGTGAAACATATCAGTAAAAGTTCTTTTTGAATCGTGGATATTTGTGTAAGCGTTATAGATTCTATTAAAACAATCTCGATACTTTTCCCAAGATGAATAGTTAGATTGGTGCATCTTTTCATAATGATAAATAAGAGTTCTATCTCTTTTAATCTCTTTTGATATTATAGATCTATGAGTTTCATCTACCATTCTTGCAACTACAGCCGCAACCATTCTTGGCACTTGTAATTCACTCTTTCTGCTTTTAAAAGAGAGTGAACCCTTACGCAACCCCATCAATGATGTTGTAAGGTTGCATAAGGTTTTAAAATTATCTTCAGCTACCATTAGAAAGGCATATCTTCATCGGTAGTAACAAAATTATCACCTACTGTTTCTTCTCCCATCTTAGCTATAAACCAACCATCAATATTATGGTAGTATTTGCCTTTAAATTCTCTTGATGATAAGTTGATTGAAACATTAACTTCTGATCCTTCTTCAATATCTCTAAGTTTTTTTACCTTATCACCAAAGAAACTAACTACTACTTCTTTATTGTAATCTGTATTTTGTTCAATCAATATAGATTGTTTTTCCCAAGACTTACCAGACTTGCTTGTTCCTGTTTCTCTTTCTAATTTTGCTACTAATTTTCCTGTAATTTTCATTGTTTTTTATTTATTAATTAATTATTGTTTTTTAAAATCTTCTGATTCATCTTCACCAAATACTCCTAGTTCATAGAATCCTGTTAGTTTTAGAACTGCTCTTGACATTGCTCTTTTCTCTGCCATTTCCATCACGTACCAGGTGTTACAGTTACCATCTTTGAATCCACCTTTTAGAGCTGAACCAAATGTTTGTATTTCTGTTTCTGCTTTTGATGCGTGTGCCTTAACAACGCAAAAATCCTTTTCGCATTTTATTACATCAAAAGTCATTCCAATATCTTCTATTGCCATAATCTTTTCAATTCCACTTCTTGTAATAATGATATAATGCTGATGCTTAAACACATCATCTTTAGTTAAGTTATACCTTATGTACTTTTCTTTTAATACTTCTGTTTTCATATCTAATCTGTTAGTTAATAATTTTGTTAAAAATACTATTTTTATTTTGTTTTTTCGTTATTATTATTATCTAGTTCTGCATTAAAGCATTCATTGCAAATTTCTTCATAGTCAAAAAAACTATCTAATTCTTCTCCGCAACAATTACATTCTTGGTTGTTTCCATCCCAATTAATAGGGTTATTTAAGTCGTTTGATATATATGTGTCCATTAGTAATTCCATTGTATGTGTAGCAATATAGATGCTAAGGTTAATAATGTAAGAGATGTGTATAAAAGCCAAGATGGTATTTTATCTACAAATCTTTGTTCCATATTTTCTATTGTGTAATTCTTGTAGTCATTTTTGAATACAAATGTTGCTAGTTCTTGAGCATTCATAAATTGAACTGATTTAGTTATCTTGTGAGTTACTTTGTAGTCTGCCCCTGTTGTGATGTTTAAGTTTTTCATTTTGTTTTTTATTTATTTATGTTTTGTAATGTTATTTGATAACAATCTTCTTTTCCTTTTAAATCTCTCCCTAATAATAATTGCCCTACTCCACCAATAAAATAAATAATTTCTCCATTTATTTCTTCAATAAATTTAATTGTATTTATAAGTGTTGTCTTTTCTCCAAAGATTGTTGTGTTGAAACTTACTTCCTGTCCTATTTGATATTGATTTGTCATTTTCTTTTTTTTAGTTAATTATTATGATGCAAATATACAACCTTTTATTTATTCACACAATTATTTACAACTTTATTTACAAAGTTATTAACAATTATAATGTTAGTAATGGCATTTACTAGATTACAGCGACTTTAAGTGCTGTCTAGTATATTAGTATAAAAAGTGTGAGAAAGTGCCTTAAAGGGCTAAAGGGTGGGGTAAAAACTATATGCTACAAAGCAATACTATTACAATTAATAGCATATATAATATAGAAAGTTTTGTTGAGTCTTTTATTTTCATCACAAAGGCATTAAAAGATTTAAAGGAGTTTTGCCGTTATTTAAGACTACAGCACAACCAACGGCAGGTCGTTTACCATACTTAGCATACGCCATAGCGTAAGACTTATGATTAATTCCGCAGCCGACTTGAGTGCCAAAGACTCTAAACTTCTTGCCGACATAGTGTTCTGTATAGCATTGCGTATGTAAATGCCCTTGTACGGTATTCATCATATCAGCACGACACTTGGTTCTAGCCGTTCCGCCTTCTCCGTGTATATATTGCACATCATCTTGCTCAAAGCGTTCTACAAAATCCCAATTAGGGGTTTGTAATACTTCTTTGTACGACTTGATCCATTTAGAAGGTATTGAAGATGTCTGAGCTTTTCTCATTATAATTCTATCGTGGTTTCCGATGATTACTTTTGTGCCTGGTTCGCCAAAAGCTTCATACCAAGTAGATATTTTCTTGATAGCTAATTCTAGCTCATCTAAGCCACCCAAACCATCAGCAGAAGCCTCGTGGTAGCTAGAGTAATGATTATCGATTACATCGCCTATAAAGACTACTGACGTGCAATTAAAGGTTTCATACTGCTCTAAACAGAAGTCAAGGTAGCCTTCTAAACAGAATGGTTCGTGAAGGTCACCGATAACTAGGACATTCCTAGCTTCGGTTTCCCTCATTTTTTGTAATGCCACTATTTCGTGTGGCTTTAATCTGTATCTATTATTTCTTAGCAACGTCAGCGATTCCTTGTCCTACTACTAATGTCAGTAATGCATAATATAGGTTTGTAGCTGTTGCTTCGTCTACGCCTAAGAAAGTTACAATTACAGGCACTACTACTGAACTAACAGCGTACCAAAATTTCTTTGACTTAAACATTTGTCCGATTAAAAACTTTTCTAAAAATTTCATATTATTTGTTTTTGATTATTAAATTAATTTTTGTTCCGCCTAAATTAAGTATTTCTTTCATCA